CGGTAAGTGTCGGAATTGTGGTCGTGAAGGCCACAAGTCCGACAGTTGCCGGGTGGCAGTTGGAAAGAAGGCCTGTTTCAACTGCGGTTCTGAAGACCACATCCGCGCCAGCTGTACGAAATCAGTTGGTGCACAGGTTCCGGAAACTGCACCGGCTGTGGTTGCTCAACCTCCCGCGTTAATTCGCGATAGTGTGAGCGACCACGACCATGCGGTTGAGGCGCTAGCCCAATTCGAAAACTTTAACAACACTTTCGAATGGCGAGTGCCGCCCGGCGTGGGATACAAAAATGTTGTTTATTCTTTTTCACTTCTCACTTTTGCTTTTCTGTTTGTTTTTCTTTCTTTCCTTTTGGTCCTTGAACCGATTCATTCGGTTTCAGCGGCCGTCGGCCTTCTTGCGAGCGTGATCTATTGGCAGTATGGGTTCTTAGTGCCTATATCCATTTGGGTCGTCGTCTCAGTTATTTATTGGTGCACAGCGAACTACGTGATCGCTTACCTCGGGTGTACGTGGCGACCGTTCCTATTTTTCAACATGGGAATGATCGTCATGACATGCCTGGCGTCGGTGGTCGTGCTTGTTGGTCGTGCATTTGGTTGCAATTTTCGTGATACTTGCGGCGTCATAACGAGAGCCTCTATTCCGAAGTCTTCGTTCCTTAATTGGGACGACACTTTGAAAGACTTTCGTCCGACTTATCACGCGTCTGGGAAATTATACCAGAGCAACCCACTCCTTGCGTCTGTGCACTATCTCGTGGCTACCACCCCAACCCCCTACGAGTTGTTTGCTTGGAGTTTTGACGTCGCAATGCTCGGGGTGATCCTCACGGTAAGAGGGTCACTCGTCGGCGGCTGGATTATGGCGAATACTCCAGCCGACCGAATCTTCCGCTACCTTTCGGAGGCAATCTGCGAGAAGTGGTATTATCCGCTTGAGGACAAGCATAGTACCATCTCTTCGCTCTTCGATGGTACATTCTTTCGTGCTAAGGCACCTAGAGTGTACTATAACGAAGAAGGAACGGAGGTCTTTCCGACAATGGCCTCTTTCCGATTGCTGGCGCCGCGGAAAATTTCTCTACAGTTGTTGTCCGAATTGATGATCTTTAGGAACATCAATGGTGATCTCAAGTTGGTCCATGAGCGTCTGGAACGTTACGCTGAAACTTTTGACCCGGTCAACATCAGTAAATACAGTGTGCTAAGCGGCGAGCACATTGTTGCTAATACTGTAGAATTCGCCAAGTCCTGCCTGCAAATTTTGCGAGAGAAGTCTGCTGCTACGCAGGGGCTTTTCCCGCACCCCCAGTGAGTGATAGCGACGGTGGGAGGTTGGTAACGTATGGATATCGTGTTGGCGAAGTCCCGTTACCGACTATTAAGGAGGTGAAGGTCAGTACACGGGTGAAATTTGACACATCAAAACTTAACGTGAAAGACAGGTTTCCTGTTCGAGTATCTTTAGGCTGCAATGTGAAAGGTGTTGCCCAACCTGTCCCCGACCCTTCCGATCCCCAGACTGTTCTTGCTGGTTCTTTAAAGAGGTTCGCCTGCGAACCCCCTAAATGCGACGACGAAAAACTATCCCGATTCGGCGCATTTGTGGACAAGTGGATACACGACAACCTCCGTCCGTTGCCGTGTGACACTGATGTCTCATTTGAAACATGGATAGTAAATCGACCTTACCCAGAGTGTCGAATAAACGAATTGTTTATGCTCTGGAAGAAGTATGGTGGTAGGTTAGTTGACATCGTCGCAATTGTTAAGTCATTTCTTAAAGACGAGTCATATGACATACAGCCGGGAGCGACCGAATATAAGCATGGCCGAGCAATCAACTCTAGGCATGACTTATTCAAGATTACAGTAGGTCCGTATTTTTCTGCTATAGAGAATGTTTTGTATGAATTGCCCCAATTTATCAAACATGTTCCAGTCTCTGATCGCGGGAATTACATTTATAATTATATTTATTCCCCGGATGCCACCTACTTCGAGACAGACTACGAGACCTTCGAGTCCCTGTTTCGGAAAAAGTTGATGATGCTCTGTGAGATGAAACTTTATAAGTTCATGTTGCAAGACCTTCCATCCGGTCTCTTGGTTTACAAGCTAATTGAGAGAGTTCTTACCGGTAAAAACAAATGCTTCTTTCGTGGTTTCCGCTTGGATCTGTTAGCCACAAGGATGTCTGGTGAAATGAATACGTCGCTGGGGAATGGGTTTTCGAACCTAATGTTCATGCTTTTTCTTTGCTCAGAAAAAGGCTGTAGTGACGTACGCATGGTAGTCGAAGGTGACGACGGTCTTGGCCGCGTTACCGGGGAAATGCCAACGACAGAGGATTTTGCGTCTTTAGGACTCAGAGTCAAGCTACTCAAACACCGCCGATTGTCAACCGCTGGATTTTGCGGTCTCATTTTTGATGAGACTGACAAAATTGTTGTTACTGATCCCTATGATGTTCTTGCCAACTTCGGTTGGACGACACGTAGGTACTTGAACAGTAAGGACAGCGTACATAAGGCGCTTTTGAGATGTAAGGCC